GCACGTGAGAACAACATGGAACGAGCATTCGCGATAGCTCCTACCGCCAGTTGTTCTTACAGGAGTAGAGATTTAAAAGGCTTTACTGCTACACCAGAAATAGCACCACCAATTAGTCGAGTTGTCGACAGGGATTCAGGTGAGTTTGGTGTAGAACAGGTAAAATATGGCGACGTCGAGATCGCATCCGAGGTAGGATGGGAGAGTTATAAATTAGTAGCAGATCAGATAATGATTATGCTCGATAGAACAGGACTGCTTCATGGCTATAGCTTCAATTCTTGGAGCGACATGGTGACTTACGATGAGGCATTTATAGAAGAGTGGCTTAACTCACCGCAAACTTCTTTATATTATGCCCTGCAAGTAATGGGTGACACACAGGATAAAACAGATGCTTACGCAGCACTAGAAGATTCTGAAGTTGCAGATTATTTGGCAGACATTATGAGTAATAAACCAGACGAAATAGCTTGTGATTGTCAGCAATGAATCCCTATATAAAACTACTGTCCCGGAAACGAACTTGGACACCCGTACAAACATCTAAAGGAAAACTAAAAGAAGGTGCAGAAGAAACCATCTACCGTGCTCTTGCAATACGCCATATGGAGTTACCAGTTGGCGAGTTCATTACAGAAGCACTTGATAAGGAAGTTCCCGACTCTGCCAGAGCACTTCTAGAGTCAAACGTTAAGGACGAGATCAAGCATGATCTTGCACTTGGCTACATCACCAACGCACTAGGCGTAGATGAAAAAGCCGAAGCCGAAGCATTACGCTTACGTGCAGCGTGGGAAGAACATCCTGACCATACAATACTAAAAGCATTAGTAGCAGAGAGAGCAATCTTTTTTGTATTACTACCGTTTTTTAGATTCTGTGGTGACGCCGGTCTAAGAACTGTCAGTGCTGACATATCCAGAGACGAGCAAGTCCATGTGGCAGCTAACTCACTGGTATGTACAGAGCTAGGTCTCAAGCCTAGTCAATCACTAGACAAGTTAAGAAAGGCAACTATCAACTGGGTGATGCAACCCTTAAAACAGAATGCCGATAGATATTTGGACAAAAAATTTTGGTTAGATGCCAGCGACAGACTTATGTACGAAGGCAAAGCACCAGAGTTTTCACAAACTAAGGCAGCTAGAATGCCTGCATTCTTTGAACACTCAAATGTCAATCTCCCTCAATACTCTTAAACTACACAACGAGAAGCTCGATGATTTAGTTGACGAGTTGGAACAGAACTTTGGGTGGAAACCTATTCACCCTAAAGAAGATATAAATACAATAATGTATCGTGCTGGTCAAGCTAGTGTGATAGATTATATAAAACAAAAACAAACAGACGAGGAAATTTAATTATGTGTTTAGGAGGAGGCTCACCGCCAACCCCACCACCTTTACCACCAGCTCCGCCACCACCATTACCTCCAACACCTACGGCACCACCTCCTGATCCTATGATTAAGGATGTAAACCCACAGGTAAAGCGAGCTAAAGATGATCGTGGTAACAAGAACAAGAACCAGTACTCAAAAGGTACAGGTGATTTAAGGATTAAATTAAATCCTAAAGTAAATACAGGCACCGGCGGACAAGCTGGAGGCGGAGGCATTAACTAATGTTAGCCCGTGAGAGATACAATCAACTGGTAACAGATCGACGACAATTCCTAGACAAAGCCGTTGATTGTTCAGAACTCACGTTACCTTATTTAATTCAAGACGATACAACCTCAAAACCTACACACGAAACTTTACGTATTCCGTGGCAGTCAGTTGGTTCCAAGTGTGTGGTAGGTTTAGCAGCAAAACTAATGCTTGCAATCCTACCTCCACAAGGTACCTTCTTTAAGTTTGGAGTACGAGAAGATAAGATAGGTGAGGATCTACCTCCAGAGGCAATGTCAGAAATGGAACTATCTTTATCTAAGATGGAACGAATGGTCATGGACTATATCGCTGCATCAAATGATAGAGTAGTAATACATCAAGCACTAAAACATTTAATTGTTGGTGGTAATGCGTTACTATTTATGGGTAAAGATGGAATCAAGAACTACCCTCTCAATAGGTATGTCGTTAACAGAGATGGAAATGGTAACGTCCTAGAAATAGTTACAAAGGAATTGATAAATCGCGACGTACTCGGTTACGATCTTCCAAAGAAAGAACCCAACACAGTCGTTGATAAAACATATGGTACCAATACTGATGATGTCGAAGTTTACACGTGCGTGAAACTAAAGAACGGCAGATGGGAATGGTATCAAGAAGTAGAAGGTATGATAGTACCGGGCTCACGTAGTACAGCTCCTAAGAATGCAAGTCCTTGGCTAGTCCTGACTTTTAATTCTGTTGACGGAGAACAGTACGGACGTGGTAGAGTAGAAGAGTTCCTTGGTGATCTCAAATCTCTCGAAGGTTTATCACAGGCTCTTGTCGAAGGAGCTGCTGCTGCCAGTAAGGTAATCTTTCTGGTCAGTCCATCTTCAACTACGAAACCAGCCACTATTGCAAAGGCTGGAAATGGAGCAATCGTGCAAGGCAGGGCAGAAGATGTACAAGTTGTACAGGTAGGTAAGACTGCTGACTTCTCAACGGCTGCACAGATGTCTCAAACAATAGAAAGAAGATTGCTTGAAGCTTTCCTAGTTATGAATGTTAGGAATGCAGAAAGAGTAACAGCAGAAGAAGTCAGGCTTACACAGCTTGAGCTAGAGCAACAGCTCGGCGGTATCTTCTCACTGTTAACTACATCTTTCCTTATACCTTATTTAGATAGAACTTTATTAGTACTACAAAGAACTAACGAACTACCTAAATTACCTAAAGATATTATTAGACCAACTATTGTAGCTGGTGTAAATGCGTTAGGTAGAGGGCAAGACAGAGAAGCTTTGACTATGTTTATGGGAACTATTGCACAGACAATAGGACCACAGGCATTAGGACAATTTATAAATCCTTTAGAAGCTATTAAACGTCTAGCTGCTGCACAAGGTATTGATGTTCTAAATCTTGTTAAGACTCAAGAACAGTTAACACAAGATAAAGAAGAAATGGAGCAGAAACAACAGCAAGCAACACTTCTACAACAAGCTGGTCAATTTGCTAATTCTAAATTAGCTGACACAGAGAACCTCCAAGGCATGATGCCCGGGGGACAAGAACAACCACCACAACCTGAATAATGGCAGAAACTTTATCTTATGATAATACTCCTGATACAGAAGTTCTAACCGCAGAGGAACAGAACTCTCTAGAAGTAGGAGAACAGTTAGTAGCAGAACAAGAACAATTACTAGCTGGTAAATATAAAAGCGCAGAAGAACTAGAAAGCGCATACTTATCATTACAAAAGAAACTTGGACAAACAGAAGAAGAAGAAGTCGACTACGAAAGCAGTGACGAAGGATATGAAGAGGAAGAAGGAAGCGATGAGGAGGTATCTGAATATGCTCCTGCGGTCAATCTAATAACCGAAGCGTCAGAAGAATACTACGCAAATGACGGACAACTTAGTGAAGAAACTATAGAGTCATTTAGTCAGATGAGTAGTCAAGACTTAGTAAACGCTTACTTAGAAATCCAAGCTAACAATCCTCAAGCACCTACACAAGGTGTAGAATTATCTGAAGCACAAGTTAATAGTGTTCAGAACGCTTGTGGAGGAGAAGCAAATTACAACAGAGTTGTTGATTGGGCTGCTTCCAATCTAACTGATGAAGCTATCAATGCTTTCGATTCTGTTGTAGACTCAGGTAATCCAATGGCGATTAGCATAGCATTTAAGGGATTACAGAATGAGTATAATGAAGCTAATGGCTACGAAGGCAGAATGCTACAAGGCAGAGCTGCATCGTCTGCTGGAGAAACATTTAGATCTCAAGCAGAACTTGTATCAGCGATGGGAGATCCACGCTATGATACAGATGAGGCATACAGAGATGATGTCCTCAGAAAATTAGACGCATCAGATCTTCAATTCTAATTATGAAAACTAAAGATCTTGATACGTTACTCGAAAACGAGTACCCTTACGAACCACCAATACAATTAATTGAAATGTCACACCACAACACCAACCCAATCTTTACACATGAAGCAGAACGTTTTAATGGCTGGGCAGCGATGCTTGGTTTTGTTGCTGCTCTTGGTGCCTACATTACTACAGGTCAGATCATACCCGGCGTTTTCTAAACCAAGGGTTATAGACCCTTACAAATGGAAAATGAGTTGCTTCGATTTTATGGAAGCAAGATACAAAGTGATACTAGATGAGAACCTACCTAGCCGAGCTAAGATGGAACTCATCGACTTTTTCCTCTCTAAAGTAGAAGAGGAATGCGACAACATACACATTAACTAATCAATCAAATGGCTGCAATCTCATTACAAAGAGACACTACAACCAACTGGGAGAAGTTTTGTAACTGGGTCACTAGCACAGAGAACCGTCTATACGTAGGCTGGTTTGGTGTGCTAATGATTCCATGTTTATTAGCTGCTGCCACATGTTTTATACTCGCCTTTATCGCTGCACCGCCAGTAGATATAGATGGCATACGTGAGCCAGTTTCCGGCTCCTTATTATACGGGAACAATATTATTTCTGGAGCTGTCGT